AGCCCATGGTCGCAGCGACATTTTCGCTGACCGGGTCCATATTTTCGTTTTTTTGCTCAGGCATCAAAACTTCGTCTGTGGGCACCTTTAAAATGCGGAGGAACATTTCCTCCACGGCCCTTGCATTATACAACTGCGGAACTATAGACGTCCGCTGCATAATCGCTTGGACCTGGGCAAACCTCTGCACCTCAGAGAAAATCGCAGGGTTGCTAACCGGCACCACATCAAGCGGCCCATCAAAATCAACCGGGCTGATTTCTATGCCGGCGTCTTGGGCCTCAATGTCTTCTTCCGTCAGGTAGGCACTGTTCAGCCGGTGCAAAATCTTGAAACACTTCGCCATGGAATTGTGAAGGCGTGCGTGAATGCTTGAGAAGACCACCATGCCCTGCTCAATGAGGGCCATGGTCGTGCCAACCGGCTGATTGGCATTCTGATCGCTTAATTTCTCAAAACTAGTCTGCACGACGCCCTTGCCGGCGTCCACCAAGAAGCCCAGCAACTGGAACAGCGTGGGGCTCGGCGGATTAAACGGCATCGGCATGGCGAGCTTGCGCACGTCGTCAATCAGCGCGCCGCCCTCCATTTCCACCACCTCGGTGGGCTGGAGATTGATTGTCTGGCCGCCAGGGCCTCCCTTGAGCTTCAGGAGGGTGGGGATGTTCTGGATGTGCGCACTATCAAGCAGGGCACGCAAGGCACCCGTGGCAGCACCAGAAAGGCCGCCAATCATATGCGTCAAGCCAATTGGATAAGCGCCGCGCCATGGCACAAACGGAAACTCAACAATCCAGTCAAGCGCCTTGCGCTGCTTATCATCCTGCTCCCAGTTGCGATAAAGTGAAAGCGCCTTGCCGCTCGACTTGTCGATGCTAAGAATGTAGGGGCTCACGTCCTCGTCAAAATCAAGGCAGGTGTAGATTTCAAAGATGGTACGCAGGCCATCTTCATTGTAGCTCGTGCTTTTGCGACCCTCGATCTTGTCGTTTGCAATTGATGCCTTGCTGAACTCAGGATCATCCGGGGCCCCAAGATCCACATCAATATACATGCCGGCCTTAATTCGCCGCTCGTATTCCATCTTCGTGATGTACTGAACGTGCGTCTTGCGATCGGCCGTGTAAAAATTGGTGGCCGCAAAAGGCAGGTAGACGTCATCAATCGGCACAAATTCAGACGACGGCCGGCGATACTGTTGGTTCCACATGAACTTCATGTACTGGCCGCCGCCCAGAGGCAGTTGCGTACTCAGCTGCTCAAGCTCGCCACGGAACTCTGGCATCTGCTCAGTGGTCTGCCAATTCATAAAAGTGGCCTTGCGCTCGGCTTTATCCACCTTTTCTTTGCTGGTTTCGCCGTAAATTTTACTTTTTACCGGCCCGTTTGGCGGGAAAATTTCCTTCATGAAGCGGGCGCTAAAGTCTACGCACGCCTCCACCAGCATGGGATGCACGACCTTATTGGCGCCCGTAAACTGCGCGCCGCCGGGAGCGTCGTCGCCCAGGCCGGTGCGGCGGAGGCCCTCCTCGTAAAGCTTGTCGCGCTTTTCGCGGGCTTCCTTGTCGCGGTCTATCTTTTCAAGAAGATCGTTTACCGCTTCTTTGAGAAGCGCCGGATCAACCTCTTCCACAATGTTCGCAAAGTGTTCCAGGTTGCTTTGATTTTCTTCTTCATTCTCAAGCCGAATGATTGCTCCGCCATCTTCAGTATCCCTCACTTCGCTGTTTTTGTCGTCCAGAAACTCTACAGTTTCGCCGCGATCATCGTCGTCATCATTGAGAGTTTCAGACATCAAAAGGCCCTCCGGTAGCCAAATAGTATTTCCTTGTTACGCAGCGTTGGATCCACGGAAACATCTACACCCAAGGTGCCTCCACGGAATGGCCTCTCAAGACCACCCGTGCGCCTGCGCTACCTCGGCGCCCAGACATTACCTGCGCCCCCAGCAATGCTTTCGCGCCCTCATCATCTAACGGAATGTTGAGGTTGCCACCATAGGTGTAAAATTCTTGCGGCTTGGCGCCAGGATACGCCTGCAGTTGAGATTGATAACCACCATGCAGCGAAACAGGGCCATAACCAGCAGACAGGTTGGCGCCGTAACCAGTCATGCCTTGGTCACTGGCATCCTGCACACCCAGCAAACCTGCCCCCAATCGGATTTTGCGCTCTTGATCCAGCGTTGCATTGATGCCGGTGTTGATCGTGCGAAGAGCCCGCTCAAAACGATCATCTTCAATCGGCATTTCCCTCAATGAGGTGAAAGAAGACACATTTTCATTGCGAGGATAACGCTGATAATTTTCAGGCAAATCAACCGCGCCAACGCTTGTCGGCATGCCAACATTCATGCCGCGCATCATCATCCTTGCGCGCTGCATTAAATCAGCCGGGTTGCTTTCCGCCATGAACTTGCTGGCCAGCGCATCAATCTCACGCGGGTCATACCGCTCTACGCCGCCATTACCTTCAACCTCGCCGCCCTCAGCATATTTCTGATGCAGCTTGGCCAGCCCGCCATGGGCATAGCCTTGCCCGTAATCCATGCCGTAGCCTGCCGCACCATATGCCGGCGTGGGCTCCGGCGCATTGAAGACCCCAGGCTCATAACTCATGACCGTGGGATCCAGGCCCAACTCTTTGCCGATTTCGTTGCCAATCATGCTGCCAATCGCGCTAGCACCAGGGATGCCAGTAGCAAGACCCATCAAACCGCCAATAACGCCCGGCACACTAACGCTGACCGCCGGCGTCTGGTTGCCAAGCTCGTCAACATTGACGCCAATTTGCGCGCCCGGCGGTGACAGCGCGCTCTGGACGCCGTAGCCCAAGGCTTGCCCGAAACCGATTTCGCCGCGCCCCAAGGCGCCAAGAGCCTCGGCAATACCCGGAGCAGCATTGAAGCCAGTCGGTGCCACGCCGCCCGTATCAGCGATACCCATACCGCGCCCAGCCTGCTGTGCCGCAACAGCCGTGTTCATATTGGCGGCAGCCTGCGTGTTTTCTGGGTCTTCGCTTGACATGCTTTGATTTGGGTTAGAGTCGGGGGGGCCTGGAGGGCCAGCTCCAGCGCCAGCACCCGTGGGGCCAGCGCCTTGGCCCTGGTTGCCGCCAACAGCATCCTGAGTGGCAGCTTCAGACATAGAGTTTGCGTTGTCGCTGCCCGGCCCTTCTCCAGGCCCCTCATCATACGCCCGGATGCCGTGCTTGGTCATGCGGCCGGAACCACCGCGCGCCTTTAGCAGCGCAGCCTCCCGATCCGTAATGTAAGCAAGCTTATGCTCCTGGCCGCCAATGTAAGTTTTGGCCGGCGCCTCTACCTCGCCGCCCTCCGCAAAACCTTCAGCCGTTGATGTATTTTGAGGCAAGAAAATATCTTCATCAGAAATACCAAGTCGCCGGGCGCTGTCTACAATTTGATTGTATTTGCCAGTGTAGAGAGGCCATGGATTTTCTGTAAAAGAAGACAAGGCTTCTTGCGCCCGCTCACGAGAAACTGTTGGCCAATTTGTGGTCACCGAGTCTGGTGAACTATCATTGAAATAGCTCACCAAAGAAAGCGAGCTTGGATCTCCATTCCAATGGGCGAACCTAAACGCCCCAAGATCATAAAGATTTTGAACATTCAAAGGTCTTTTGCCGCCAGCCCAATCTATTTCAGGCCGCTCAGCGTAAGAATAACGCGAATAATCATTTAAGAAAGGCTGCCCCATCAATTCGCGATTTACCTCGCCGCCCTCGGCAAACTCCTGCACAATCCGGTCAATCTCATCCGGGTCATAGGCAGTTGCAGGCTCACGAACCATGCCGCCCTCGGCATACTTCTGATCTAACTCAGCAAGGCCGCCCTCTGCGTAGCGACGCGTGATGTCGATAATCTCAGGGTCGAAGACCGCATAATTGTAAGAACCCCCAACTCCGCGGCTGCCCGCATCAAGATAGCGTGTCCCAGGTATTCCAGCCTCTCTAAGAGCGCGGGTTGCTTCTTCCGGGCTCATGCGTAATGAATGTTGATAAATTTCCTGGCCCATTGGGTCACGAGGTTGTTTAGGAAGCGATACAGGACTTTCTGAGTATAATGCTTTAAGCAACGCATCATCATATGCTCTTGCAGCATCTGGATCAGCGCGCAATCCAAAACGTGTTAATGATTCACGCACTTCTGGCGCCTGTTTACTTAAAGGCAATA